TAATATGGAAATTTTGATCGCACAAATGGATAAGGAAAACGGATAAATGAGAAATAAAAATATTATTGGTGATGACCTGCACTTTTTCATGAATGAAAATTTACAAATAATTGATAGATTAACAAATTTTATCCACGATCTTCAAGATTTAGATCCTGATCTTGCTTTCTTCGCAATGGAAGCACAGGAAAATCTAATGAAAGGTCATGTAATGATGTTAAGAAGAAAAAAAGGATTAGATGAATATTGGGATTCTGACAAAATGTGTGCTTTTTTGCGTGATATTATCCCTCTTTTTGAGTTATACGATGTCGAAGATGAAGACGATTGGGTCGCCGATGCTGTTGGAAACGAGAACGAAAGAAACGTACGACTCATTCGTACAGTTTACTTAATCTCTCGTGTGGCAGAATTTCACGCTGGGACGCTAGCTAGCATTAAGATCAACTTCAGAGATTTGTATAAACGCATGGAGAAAAACAGTATTGTTAAAGTTGAGGAATAAATAATGGAATGGATTGATATTGAGTCAGGAGACAGGCCAAGCGAGGATGAAACAGTGCTTGGTAGAAACGAAAAATTTTCCAATCATCTTCCTGATTTTGTTTGTTGGTTTGAAGAAGAGCAAGAATTTATGCCGATATGTCCGTATCAAAGATTACCTGTTAAGTTAACGCATTGGATGTCTCTGCCAAAACCTCCGATGGGCGAAATATAAATATGGCAGAAGAACTCAATAGGTCGGAAAGGGAGATGATAGATGATGTAAAAGCTAATCCTAAAAGCTATACCTGTTTTTCTTGCCGATTACTTCATGCAAGGGTTGAATGCGAGGGCATTTGGCATTGTCCTAACGCTTTATGTACCGGATGTGGAGGAGCATGGTTTCGACAGACATTAGATAGTTATAAAGAATGTTCGTCTGCAACCCACACCGTCGATGAAGATGAATGGCTCCCAAAAGGAATTCTGCATAACAAAAAGAATAAAATAAAAAGAACAACATTTCATAGAACACAGGATAAAATGGAATAAATTATGGTAAAATTGAAAACTCTTAGTATGTATAAGATTGAAAATGTGCCAGATCACGTTATACAGGATATGATGGCTTTTCATGTCTATCCCAATGGTGATGTTTATTTTTGTTGGGAATTGCCACATAGATCGCAAATGATGAATATTTTGATGAGCCCAGATCTTTTCGATCCGAGTCGTGTTGATATGATTCGTAGATGGGAGAACTTGCAACTTGAATATTTTGGTTTTACAAAGGATGAGGAAGGGAATTGGGTAGAAAATAAGTTTTATCGCGGAGACTTTTTGCTTGGTAGTGCGGATGGAATGAAAGAAGCAAAAATCGTGCTCTCTTAAGGGAGTACCCTATTGTGACACCTATGGAATCCTTGGATTTCCCCAATCAGCCCTTAGGTTCGGCGGGTGATATCCGCAATAGGGACAATATTCTATCCAAGTAAACGTTTTGGGTTCTGTGGTGAAAACAAGCCAAAACTCAGAACCTCCAGGCACGAGCCAAGTTTCGGTCATCCCTCCTCTGCATGTATGCTCTTCAAAAGGATCAAACTTTTTTTCTATTGGTTCAGCAACCGTGTTGGCAGAGGAATTAAGCATATCTCTAATAAGATTATCTTCAATTTCTCGCATAAAAGAGTAATCATCCATCTATCATCTCTCTTTCCAACCTATTGAGTTCTTCAGCCATATTTATATTTCGCCCATCGGAGGTCATGCATCTAGCCGTCCCACCAAGGCGTAATCCGTGGGCATAGCCGACCACAAAACAAAGGAAAATTCATGACTGAGATGGAGAACCAAAACAGCGAAGTCCAAGAGGTAGCGCCTCAGGTCGAAAACCAAGTCAATGAAGTGAAAGAGACGCAACAAAATCAAGAGCCGGTAACAAACCAGCACTTGAAAGCAATGCGCCTCAAGAATGCCGAACTCGAAAGAGAGCTGAAACAATTTCGCGAAATGCAGATGCAGATCATGCAAGCCCAAGTTGCAAATTCAGCACCTGCTAAGCAAGAGGTTGATGAGTTCGATAAGATCGGTGATGAAGAGTTCATTCCTTTAGGTAAGGTCAAAAGGCTGGCTGAGAAAAACACTCAGAAAGTTCTTAAGAATACCGAAGAACTTGTACGTCAAGAGGTGCAGAAAGCGCTGAAGAAGCAAGAAGATACTCAATTCATGGATCGGTTGAATCGTCAATATTCAGATTTCTCAGAGGTCGTCAATCCGGAAACTTTATCAATTTTGGAAGAAAGAGAACCAGAGTTGGCGGCGACGATTGCCGAGTCAAGAGACCCGTACAAGATCGGCGTCCAAAGCTACAAATACATCAAAGCGATGGGACTTTCAAAGTCTGCAACAGAAGCTCGAAGAGAGAAGGAAGTAGACAAGGCAATTGCTAAGTCAGAGAAGTCGATAACGTCTCCTATGGCATACGATAAGCGGCCTATTGCCCAAGCTTTCAAGCTCACTGATGCAATGAAGAAAGATCTCTACCGTGAAATGCATGGATATGCAGCATATGCCAGCTCGGTTCCCGAACTGATCTAATAGATCAAAGGGAAACAAATGACAGTATCAATTGCTTCGCTGCCACCACAAATTCAGCAGCGATATAACGCCAAATTGCTGTCAACTCCAGAGCACAACTTAATTCACCAGTTGTTTGCTTCACCTGTAGAGTTGCCAGATAACCAAGGTTTTATCGATCGTCAATCGCGCTACGATAGGCTTGACCTATTTGAAGTGCCTCTTGACGACGGACAAAACAATCCACCACCACAACAGCTTAACCGCGTTGATGTGGACTGCCGTGTACGTGTTTACGCGACTTATATCGTGTTAACTCGTCAGGTCACGATCACCAACGAAGACCCAGTCTTAAATAGTGCTGCGGCTCGACTTGGACAATCCCTACGTGAGACCCAAGATGCCCTTCAGAGAGATAACTTGGAGTCATCTGCAAGTATCATAAACTGCGTAGGTGGTACTAACGGGGACATTCCTACTGAGATGACTATCTCAGACGTGGATGACGTCTTCACAGTACTCCAGAACAATTCTGGAGAGTACATCACGAACATCGTGGAAGCTGAATTGCGCTTTGGCACAAGTCCTATTGGGGACGCCTACGGTTGCATGTTGACCACACGTATGATTCCAGTGCTGTACAACATGACTGGTTTTATCAAGAAATTCCAATATCCGAACATCTCTCAAACGTTGAGCACAGAGATCGGCGGAGCGAATAACGTTCGTTTCTTCGTGTCTGAGCAAGGCTCTGTCACTCCAAATGCATCTCTGCTTGGAAATGACATCGCTAACTGCTTCGTAGCGGCTAAAGAAGCTTACAAAGTTGTGTGGCAAGCAGGTGGTAAAGCTCGCTTTATCTATCTACCCCCAGGATATAACAACGACCCATGTATGCTTCGTCATACTGCTGGTTGCTCGTTCTATCAAGGACAATGCATCACCAACGACCTCTGGATTCAAAACCTACGCTCAACAGGTATCTAAGGAGGTCATTTTATGTTGCCATATAGTTTTATTGGGAAGTGGGATTATACAAATCCTGCAACTCCTATCGCAGTCAATGTTCCAATGACGGACAAACCTGATTGGATGATTGTGAAAAATTTAACAAATTGGGGTGATACAACGGCAGTAACAAGCATTGAGTCAGAGTGGTTTAGCTCTATGGCTCAAGGTGCTTATATTTCCATGGATCAGACTATAACAACCAACGCTCTGGCTTCTAATGTAGGCACAAGCGGTGGTTTTACATTCATCGATCAAACAAATCCTCCCACTTATGCAAAAGTTGCCATTAACACAGGTGTCAATGGCTCTACTTTCGTCGTAACCACAGGAACTACCACAGGAATTAGTGTAGGCGATTTTGTTCGTCTAATTAATATGACTTCTGGGCATGAGCTCAGCGGTTTCTTGTATCAAGTTACTGCGGTAAGTGCAGGCGTGAGTTTTACTCTTGGTTATGCAGCAACTGCTGCCACTGCTAAGGGTTCTACTTATGGGAACTCCACAGCTGGATTTTATCAAAAGGTCTACCCTGGATTTATGTATCCAGCGTCCAGACAGGTAATGTTTATCAGCCAAGCAACTCAAGCTAAAGTCTATTTTGCCCGTCAAAATGATTTTACACCTGGGGAACTTGTTGATTTCCAAATCCCTACTCCTTATGGCATGACACAGTTAAGTAATTTAACTGCGACTCCACAAGGCGGCCCAACAGGAAATCCTCCTGGAGCTGCTAGAGTTCTTGTAGTGACAAATACTGCCACTGAGTCTTCTATAACTCTGGACTACGATACGACAGGCTTTACAGCCTTTACATATCCAACCTCAGCAGCCTTTGCAAATGGGGCATCTCCCCCAGTTTGTTTCCCTGCTGGCTCGGGCATTGTTCCTTTCAATGGAAGTGCAACAATTCCTCAAAGTCCTCCAGGAACCAATTTGCAAGATGCATTCGATAATCGTGCTCAATACGTCATGAATCTCGGACTTAGTGTAGTAGGGCCAGCCTCTGCTCACATGGTCGTCATGGCATTCAAAGCCGATTTCAATAACGCAATCACTAATGCATAAACCAAAAGGAAGGGGACAAATTGTCCCCTTCCTATCAATAAAGGATTAACAATGGAAGTTAGAGAATTAAATAAGAAGCCAAAAAAATCCCTCCCTGCACTAGAGAGAGAAGAATTGGTGAAAAAGATGCGTAAGGAAGACGACAAAGTTATCACTGGCATGTTCGAATTTCTTGACGCTCAAGGTGGATGGTTAGAATTTGCCTACAGGAAATACCCAGGAGAACCAATTCAAATGATTAAAATGATTCATGGTGAGATTTGCGATCTCCCAATGGGAATCATCAAGCATTTAAATAATACCAAGAAAAAAGTCCGTCGATATTCGATAGAATTGCCTGCTAGCGGTCAAAGAATTCCGCGCAGCTATGAAACAGTGTCAAGAGTGAGATTTACTCCGACGGCGGTAATGTGAGTGCTCCTAATTCAAATTATGGGCCTCCATTTGGATCGGATTTCATTCCGAATTTGCAATACATCACGAATATTACGCAATCGTTTCCTGCTATTGTTACTTTCTCTGATGATCATAATTTTACTATAGGAGAATGGATAAGCTTTCGCATCCCTCCTCCGAATGGGATGATACAGCTTAATAATCAGAAGGCTCTAATTATCTCTATTACTCCTACGACGGTAACAATAGCAGTAGACAGTTTGCAATTTTATCCGTTTATATATGTACAAGACCCTCAAGTTCCTTGCGTTGCGGTGCCAGCAGGTTCTGGGATTCCACCAGGAACAGCGACGGTAACATTAGAAGATGCATTTGATAACAGACCGGTAGTATGACAACATTTGTACCTACATTTCCTTTGTACCCTACCTTAGCGAACGCGGTCACTAAGACGCGCAAACTGACGGGTTCAAGTAATTCTTTTCAAGTGACTGATGAATATATCGTGCAGCAAATGCACAGTTTTTATTCTTATGATTTACCGGCTAAATTTAGATCATTAAAGTTAAAAGATATTTACACATTCACAACGAATGTGGGCCAGGATGTTTATCCATTTAATAGCGAACTTTACATTACGGTCAACCAACCTTGTTATTGCGCAAAAAGAGAAATTAAACTTTTTACCGACCCGTGGAATTTCTATGGCGTGAACTATAATTGGCAGCAACCAACCAATTTTGCTTCTGGAGATGGCACAACAGGGCCATATGGCGGATTTACTATAGCATCTCCTTTAATTGCAAGCGTCAACAATGATCCAGGGCCTCAGGCTAGCCCAAGTCTTTTCTTTCCTCAAAGCCGCGTTCAAAACGTTCTCATTACAGCAAATGTGATTGGCGCTAATGGAATTGGACAGACTCAGAATGTCACCGACGATGGTCAAGGAAACTTAATTCAAATCTTTCAAACATCAAACAATACAAATCAAGAGTTTGGGTGGACATATTACCGTCAATACGCTTCATCCACGCCAAACACTCCTGGAAACGCCACAATCAATTACCAGACAGGAGAAATCACAGGACTAATATTTGCTCAGGCTATACCAGCAGGGACAACAATTCAGATTCAATATAATCCCAAGAAACTATCGATTCCTCTGGCGATTATGTTCTATCAAAACCAGTTCACACTTGCCCCATGTCCAGATCAGGGTTATACCGTCGAGCTCACATGCTATCGTCAGCCTATTCAAGCACTTTTAGCTGCGGATATGGACGGTAATCCAGAACTCTCTGAATGGTGGGAAATCTTATCCGTAGGTGCTGCCAAAAAGATATTCGAAGAAAGATTAGATTCGGATGGAGTTGTGTTTATCGACAAGATGTTGAAAGAACGTTATGACGTTATTGAGACTAGAACATATGCACAGATAGGACAGCAACGGATTAATACAATTTACACAGATCAGCTCACACAGAATTATGGCCAAGGTGGCCCAACCTCAAGCTTTGGTTCGATATGAAAAAACAAACAGCTAAAATACCAGTTATTAAAAAGAAAAAACTTAAACCATTGCCTAAAAAACCTATTCCTCTTGGCGGAGGGCCGTTTGTAGGGCGTCATACAACAGGTTGATCATGGTCGTCATAAAAGGTAAAGAGAAGAAGCTTAAGAAGCCAATCTCTGTTGCAAAAGCACAGATGAGTAAAGAGGCCAAACGTAAATTGCGCAGGCCACAAGATAACCAACCAATCGCAACAGTCGCAGTTTAAAGGAATAACATGCCAATCCCTACATACACCCCAGGATATCCTCCAGATGGCTCATCTTTAGGGCAGACAAAGGCTGTCATTCGAAATAATCTAGACGGAACTTTCCAGACATTGGGTATTGATCATATCAACAACAATGGTCAGCCAGGTTCTCAGCCTGCCGGTTATCATAATGTGATTCGTTCCGTGCCACAGGGATCTAATCCATCTCCAATCACAGGATATGGGCAACTCTATTCAAAAACCATCAATTCCTTCACTACCGATCAGGCTCTCTTTTGGGAAACTGGAGCAGGATTGATTCAGCAACTCACTGTTAATTTAACCCCAAAAGTTGCCACAAATGGATACACGTTTCTTCCTGGAGGATTCATTCTGCAATGGGGAATAGCAACGGTGGCAGCATCGACCACAACGGCATTACTTTTTGTCACCTCCAATGTGAATTTTCCTAATAATTGCTTCAACGTTAGTGTCACAGGTATTAGAAGCAATTCCGGAGGAGATGGAATATTTGTCTCAACTGGATCTGTAAGTCCGACAGGATTCACCTTCAGAAATGGATCAGGAAGCATAACGCAGGCCTATTGGACTGCAATAGGTAACTAGATGACAGGTTTTCAACAAGTCTCAATTGGTGGATATCCTGGTGGTGGTCTTACACAAGACAAAAAGCCGGCATTACTCGCCAATGAGGCATTCTCAGATTTAGAAAACGCTTATGTCTTTCGTGATAGAACAAAAAAGCGCGATGGCGAAGTCCCTATGGGTCGTCTTTCCCGTCTTTTTACAGCCGCTTCTTTAGGAAATAGCGGTGCATCTCCTTGGACATTCAATATCTACACTCTTCTTTCGATCACCCCACAACCAAATGCGGAAATCAATCCTGGTAGTGTCACTATTTCGATAGCGACCCTAGCTACCCATTTCATTGACCAAGGAAACGGCATCCTCACAAATACGACTGCTGGCAATTCCGGAACAATTAATTATATGACTGGTTCTGTGACGCTTATCACAACAGTTGGTGCAGGTCATGCGACTACAATCACATTCTCATATTTCCCTTCTCTTCCTGTTATGGGAATTCTACGTAGAGAAGTTCCAACGATTGGCATAGACGCAACTGTTTTTTTCGACACGACATATGCTTATCAATATATCAATGGATTCCAAGAACTTGTACCAGGCACAACTTGGACTGGGACAAATACTGATTTTTTCTGGGCTGCAAATTTCCAAGGAGCAACTCCCGATTTGAGATATTTCTTTGTCACAAATAATAACTTAGACTTGGTGGCTCCTTCCTATGATCCTATTCGGTATTATGACAATTCTACATGGATAGATTTGAAGCCTTTAGTCACTGCAACGACAACATTATGGCAGAGTCTAATTTTAATCCCTTATTATGGCCGTTTGCTTGCTCTTAACACATGGGAAGGAGCAACAGCGGGGACATATAGTGCTGCAACAAATTTCTTTGCTAGGTGTCGATTTAGCCAGATTGGCGACCCCACTGATCAAACAAACGGCTGGCGTTCTGATATTTTCGGAAGAGGCGGTTTTCTCGATGCTCCCACCAATGAAGCAATTGTGAGTGCAGCATTTTTTCGTAATACACTAATTGTCTTTTTTGAATATTCAACTTGGCAATTGCGTTACATTGGAGAGTATGGACTTCCTTTCATTTTCGAACGAATTTCTTCGGATTTTGGCTCCGTAAGTACTTATAGCCCAATTGTATTTGATCAAGGAGTGATGACTGTTAGTAATCGCGGTATCATTCAAGCAGCTGCAAATGGCGTAACCCGTTTAGATGATCAGATTCCAGAGCAAGTCTTTAGTTTTGAAATTCAAAACAGCGCTCCTAATTTCGTTCATGGTATTAGAGATTTCGAAAGAGAACTTGTCTATTGGAATTATCTAGACACTTCGAATGCTTCCACTACTCAATCTTTTCCCAATACAGTCCTTATTTTCAATTATCGAAATAATACATGGGCAAAATTCAGAGACAATATCACTTGCTTCGGCCCTGCTCAATTTCAATTCGGCATCACATGGGACAGCCTGACTACTCTATGGGAAAGCAATATCAGCTGGGATAACGTTGATGACCAGCAGTATGTCGATTATGTCACCTGCGGAACTCCAAATGGATTCATCAACATCTATAATAATCCAGATGCGGAAACTCCTCAGCCTGTATCAACTCTTTATGCCCCAAGCATGGCGATCACGGCTGTCAATTTTGGGGTAAATCCAAATCAGGTGACCATTCCAAATCATAATTTGGAGAATGGCGAGATCATATACATTCAGGGCACTCTCTGGACAGGGACTGACCCAGGTCTTAATAATATGATCTATTCTGTCACTATTGTGGATGCGAATACGGTCACTTTGAGCACATGGGATTTTCCGTTTCAGAATTACGTAGCTGTCAACATAACATCAAGTGCAGTGTACATTGGCGGTGGACGAGTCACACTCTTTCCTAAGATGAACATTGTCGGAAAGGATTTTAACCCGTTCCAGGGTGCAGGAAAGCAGTTCAAGCTTTCATTTATCGACTTCCAAATGGATTCGAATCTTATTTCGCCTGCGATCGCCGCTATCACCGTGCAACTTTTTGTAAACTCCTATCTTGGTGAGCAAGCAAATCTCATCGCAACGAATCAAGAGCTCATCAATTCTTCACAAAATTGCGGCTTCATAACCAATGCAACGCAGGCAAATCCTTGCCAGATCACAAGTCCAGATCATAGTTTAATTCCTGGCACTCTGATCTATATTGCCAATGTGCTAGGTATGACGCAACTTAATGCCGCTATCTATTCAATCACTGTAGTAGATGCAAACAATTTTACTCTAGATAACACGGATTCTACTGGCTTTACAGCGTACGCAAAGGGTGGAATTTGGAACACGTCTCCAGTAGACGGACAGACTTACATACCTGGTTCCCAATATGCATGGTATCGATTCTATAGCACTCAGTTTGGCCAATATCTTCGTATTGGTTTGACATACGACGACAATCTTATGAATCAGCTTGCGACGCATCAAACTCCTATGGAATTGAACGCGATGAATCTTTGGCTACGAGAAGGTGGAAGATTAATCAATTAATGCAAAACGGATCACATGACTTTTTCTAGCGACAATGCTCTAAACACCAACCAACTTCCTATCTCTTTGGATGTAAATCCGGAGGATAAAGATTTTGACTCTATTTTGCTTCTCTATTTGCGTCGAGTGGCTAACGCTGTCAATACCAAAACCAGTGGATTATTTCTCCTCCAAGAGAATGCTAACTTTCAACAATGGTTCCAAACAGCTAATCCTCAACAGAATAGAAATGCTTATAGAATTACTGCTGACTTGGTTGCACTGAATGGCGGTAACATTCCCATAGGAGCAACAAGTCTAGTTTTAACGACCTCTACTCAACCTATGGCTATCAAGGGATATCTTTATCCTGTTCAAGGATTTGGAGGAGCTTTAGATACGGGAGGTCTTTCGTATTTCTTAAACGATCCCTCAATCTATGTAAGATATCAATCCTCGACAAATACTATTATTATTCAAAATAATTCGGGTAACGCTCTGACATGGTGTGTATGGGTCATGGAGTACTTAAAAAATTAGGTGGATTATGCCAAGCTTTAGCGACTGGCTCTTTGGAAGCCCAGATAAATTAAAAAAACTTGCCACAGGCACAGACCAACAAACGCAATTTGGTGGACATGACATTATAAGCATGCTTCAGCAAATGATGCAGCAGGGCGGAGGATTGGATTTAGCCAATCAACATGATAAAAATTTATTGGGTCAAGGCCCAGAAGCTTTTAATCAATTTTCAGCTCCCTATTTACAGCAATTCCAAGAACAGATACTTCCTAAAATTGCTGAGAGATTTGCCGGAGGAGGTGCTCTTTCTTCGAGTGGTTTTGCTCAATCTCTTGGTGGAGCTTCTGCTGGTCTACAGGCGAATCTCGCCCAGTTATTTTCTGAGTTACAAGGTCAAGCAGCTGGAAGACAACAAGGACAATTCCAAAATCTTTCCCAAACAGGTTTGAATTATCAGCCATTTGCGTATGAGCAGCAGAAGGGATCATCTGGAATGTTGGCTCCTTTAGCCACAGGCATTACAACTGCACTTGCAGGCCCTTTAGCTGGCATGGCGGCTGGTGGAATAAGCAGTCTTTTCAAAAGAGGATAGGGCGGACAATATGGTTCAAGTAATCAAAACAGAAGATCCTCGTGGAAAACTTTCCGAAATGCTTGGTATGAGCTTAGGCCAAGGTATTGGAAATGGATTGAATACCTTCTTTGCTAATCGCAGTCTCGAAAGTGTTCTTCAAGATAAAGCCTTGGAAAATGCGCCGCAATCCAAGAAATTGGAGGCTTTGCGTAGCGCCTTAAGTCCTTATGGCGAGAAAGGTCAAGAAATCTTTCAACAGCGTATGCAGATTGATCAGCAAGAAAGAAACGAAGTTGAGATGGCGAAGAATGAAGCCGAACAAGAAGTATTGAGTCGTGTTGTTACTGGTGAAAAAGTTGCGGCTAAAGATTTAAAAAAGCTCACGCCTGAAAATCAGCTAAAAGTTCAAGATTTGCAAAAGAGAAGGGAAGCGGGTAAAAGCGTTTATGATTCCCTAATTAAAGCCAATTATCCTGAAGAAACTGCAAAAATATGGCAAAATCAGATGGAAAATGCCCCAATAGGAGGGCAATCTGACGTAATTAAGAACGTAAACGATTTGATTCGACGTTCAAAGACAGGCAAAGGACTTGGTCAACAGCAGGAAACAAGAGAAGAAGTAAAACCTAACATTGATATCCCAGGAACAAATTTAGGAAGCCTACAATTAGATTTTCCTGAGCTTCCTGAGCCTGTTGGTATGACTCCTTCTGATATCGTTAAACAGAACGAATACAGGGAAAAAACAAATATTCCTGTTTACACAGAAGCTGTAGACCGTTTGAATGCTCTAGATGATGAATATCGAGAAGTGAAGCATCTTCAAGAGCTCAATGAAATTCCAGGAGCTCTACCCACAGGTGTTGAAAAATGGAATGTTGATTGGGATAGTGGGGATTTGCGAGTAAAAGCTCTAGCTACTCCAGAAGCTCAGGACTATGTTAAGACGATTGCTCGTATGGCAAGAAGGGCTAAAGACTTCTTCCCTGGTCGTGTAACAAACTTTGACTTAGATCAGTTTAAACAGGGCTTCCCAACCTTAGCCAATAGTCCTGAAGGTAGGCGTTTAATTGCTGAACAGCTTGCTTTAGGTAATAGGATTGCTTATCTGAAAGATGAGACATTCAAAGCTGCCATGGATCATTACGGTTCTGGAGCCGACCCAGTCTTAGTTAAGAAATATGCAACGGAGAATTATAGACGTCTCAAGTCTCAGCTAGAAGATCAGTTAAAACAAGTCAATACTCGCGCTAGGTCTATGGTCAAAGAAGAAACAGATAAGACAAATCGCCAATCACTGGATGACATTTTTAAATGAGTTATCAAGAGAAATACCAAAAAGCTAGACAAGCAGGGTATTCCGACGAAGAGATCATAAAATTCCTTGAGGAAAAAGATCCAGCTTTCGGTGATAAAATTCAAAAGGCTAAGGAAGCGAATTACACCCCTCAGGAGGTTTTAAGTTATTTCAATTCTCCTGCCAAAGAAAAAGAACTGGATACTGGCGATTATGTTTCTGATTTTGGTAAACAAACAGCCCAAGGTTTTGGAATCGGTGGACTTGGAACCTATGGCGATATTCTCGATTTGTTTGGCCTACAATCGAAAGAAACTCTTCCAGGAGAGAAAGCTAAGTATAATCGCGAATTCGATGTCCTAGAGAAAATAGACAAAGGCCAAGTGCCATCCGTTGGCGAACTCACAGAACTTTCCGAAGATGATGATATTGCTCCCAGATACTCAAGACTTCCCTCTTCTCAAGACGTAGAGAAATTAGGTTCTGATATTGGACTTGTTTCTGAACCAAAAACAGCAGCGGGTCGTTATGGTCGTCGCATTGGTAAAATTGGTGGCGGAAGCGTTGCGCTTGGCAGCACGGGCATTGTGGCTCCAATTGTAGCAGGCGCAACTGGCCAGACATTGGAAGAAGCAGGCGCACCGCCTTGGGTACAAGCAGCAGGCGAAATCATAGCCGCTCTTAAGTTCTCTCCAAAGACAAATATTCCTATTACATCAAAAAGTAAGGAAGTTGAACAAGTCATCAAAGATCTAAGAAAAGCTGGTTATTCAGAAAAAGATATTACCCTCGCAAAAAGTGCTCTTGAAGAAAGAAAACTTCTAAAAAAATATGCGTCCCTTACCCCTGAAGCGGAAAACGCAATTCAAAAAGGAGTTAAAAACAGTGAAGAACTCTTCAAAGAACAAATCAAAAAAGGGTTACCTGGCTATGCTGAAGGCGGATTACCTTATCTTGAAAAGCAAGCTTCAAACGTTTATCAATCAATGGAGGAGTTAGCCTCCAGTGTGCCTATAAGAAATAAAGAACCTGTTAAAAAATCTATCGAAAGTGCAATTGCCTATCTTGAGAAATATCCTCTTCTTGACGAGCAAAAGAAATTCATTGAGTTCATGAAAGATGGTCTCACAAAGCTTGATAAGGCGGATACTGCGGAATTCTTCACAGGTTTCTATCGAAATCTTGGCAAGGCAGGTAATTGGGGAGATCCAAAACAAAAAGAGCATCTTCTTGGATTGGTCAAGCAGGGGATTAAGGATACTTTTTCGCAGTCAGGCCCAGAGGCTGCTAAGTTTGGAAAGTACTTCGATAAAACTAATGAAGCCTGGAAGAAATGGCTAAATGCCAGAGACCTAATGCAGACCATTGAGAAGACACAGAACGTCGATGGAATGAACTTCAAGAAACTTACCTCCATACTCAATGATTCGCAAAATCATGAACTTGCTAAGAAAGTTCTAGGCCCTGAACAGGTAAAAAACATTCAGTCTATTAGTGAAGGTGCACAAGCCATCGAATCTTTGCTCAAACAAATCTCTAAGACAGATAAGAGTATTCAATCTCTTAAGATTCTAGAAGGAGTGCGTTCATTATTGAGTGGAGATTATAGACCTTTAGCTGCTATCATAACGCTGGAAGGGGCTAGAAGGCTTTCTACAAAGCTCTTAACTGATCCAGGGAAACAACACATTATGAAACGTATCATTACTGCTGCTAAGAACAATTCGCCTCAGCAAGCAGCAATTCTAGCTCAAGAGCTAATCAAAGATTCCTCTCAAGCCAAAGCATCAGAAGAGCAGCGCCAACAATCTGTAAAATAATAATCATTTTTCCTCCTTAACATTAGCCAATTCAACTGGCATTATATTTTTTACAATCATAATAGTTTTTACTATAGCAATTTCTTTCTCAACCTCAGCGAACCTTTGATCCATAGTATTTTTAACAACCATAATTTCAGCGTCTACTTTATAAAAGTTTCTATCAATATCATTAAATTTTCCATTCAGCCATAGAATAGAACTTGCAAATGCAGTTAATATAATAACTGTATCCACATGTTTTTTTATCCAATCCATATTATTCCCATTCCTTATAGTAAAAATTGTATTGCACATGATGTGTTGTTATCTTAACATAAAATCATACCGCGCCAGAAGCTTAGCAGAGGGAGCAACGAGATTTCTATAAACATTATAGAGTGTTACTTACTATATCTCGGAGGTCGTGGGTGCAAATCCCACCTGGCGCTTTATGATCTGCAATGCTTATCCGTTCCATTTGGAACCTCTGGTAGTGGCATCCAATGAGTTACTTCGCCATAATATTTATCTTTTATCCATTGTCTAGTTGGATAATAAAATGATACGCTTCCTTTAGTTAAGCTTAATGTTGCA